GAACAATATTAATGCAACTGGAGCGGTTCAGAATATTAGGAATTCTAGTAGCAGGATCACTACGGCGTATCAACGCTTCCAGATGCTTACGGATTTCCCAGAGTTAACTTCTCAAGCTTTAAAAGGCATGATAGGGTTGGCGTTTAGTGAAGATTCTGTTTTAGAATTATCAAGCAGTGTAGCCGACTTAGAATTTAACTCTACCGGCGAGGGAGACAACTTTAATTCTTTATACAATGATATCCTTTCTGAAGTTATGACTATGGGTCGCGTTGGGGTTTTAGTTTCTGTTGACACAGAATTGAATCCGTTCTTCCAGTTGTATAGCACAGAAAACATTCTAAATTGGTCTATTGGTGATCATAATAACTTACACAGCGTGTTGCTGCGTGATTTCTCAGAAAGATTTAATCAAGAAACATTTACTTATGAACAGACACCTGAATACATCGGGTTAAATTTGAATGAAGAGGGTTTATACACTCAGACAAGATTTGATAAAGATTTCAACCCGATAGAATCTCAAGTCGTTAGTTGGGGATTCGATTTAGGGCACATACCTTTCTATATATTAACTCCGTACAAAGTGAATAGTGAACTTAGAGATTCTATTCTATCCCCAATAGCGCATAAGTGTTTACAGATTTATCGTAACACTGCTATCTTAAATAAGTCGTTAGCAACTAAGGGCGACCCAACGTTCTACATGCTTGGCATTAATGTAGACGAGGTAGAACATTTAGACATGGGTGCCAATAATTTCATTGCTTTACGTAATGCTTCGGCTAAAGTTGGTTATGCAGAAATAGATGGTGCAGGTAGCCAAAGTTTAAGAGACCAAATTTTAGATGATATCAGAGTAGCTCAAGCTTACGCAGGTAAATTGTTTGACGGTGGCGGTGCTGGAGAATCTGGAGAATCTTTAAAACAACGTAGACTAATGGCTGAGATCAGCTTGACAAGTGTTATTGATTCTTTAAGTATCCAATTAACCCATATACTACAAGAAACAGCGTTTACATTAAAAGACGTTAATTACTTAGATAATAGATTCCAAGGGTTTAAAAACTTTACATCCAAGATTGAAAGTATTGATGATCTATTAAAAGCTAGCGGTTTAATACCACAGGGAGTTATATCTAAAGAATCTATACACGAGTTAGCAGCTAAGTCAGGCTTAACTGAATTGAATTATGAAGAAGAGCAAGAACGTATAAGCAACGAATCTGGTGGTGTGGGTTTGTAACTTATGACTACAATCAACGAAAAAATATTTGATAGAAGTGTTGCACATCAAACCAATGTTATTAATTTTAGTCGCAGCAATGCAGCTACCCTAGCAGCTAAGTTGAACAGTGATATTGATTCGTTGAAGAAAGAGATATTATTGTTTTTAGACAACAATGACACATCTAATCAAAGAACCTTTTTGTTAAAAACGGATTTAAAGAAGTTGAATTCTTTAGAGAACAAGTTACGTAAGATACGAAAAGATCAATATTCAGATATAAAACAAGAATTGTTAAGTTTAGTATTTGAATTTATGTCAGAAGAGAAAAAGATACAACAAGATATAATTTACGGTGATTGGTACGACCCTATCGTACAGACAGATAAAGAAGACAATAACTATTTCTTGTTAATGATATTTTTAGGCGCGACATTTGATCAAAACTATCAAAATCTGGTATCAGCAGATATAAATAGAATAATTAAGACGTTACGAAACGGTATAAGCCAAAACCAAACAAACACACAGATTCTTAATAGTATCTTTGGTACTAAACAAAACCAGAATACTGACGGTGTTCTAAACACAAGTAAGAATCAGTTGGAATCGTTAGCAACATCTAGCATTATAGCTGCCCAGACCGCGGTTATTAGTGGGTTAAATGATAAAAATAAAAAGAAGTTGACAATGTATGGTCAATTTGTAGCTATTTTAGATTCTAGGACTTCTGCTATTTGTCAGTCTCTTAGCGGAAAAATAGATAAATATGAATTATTACCACACCCACCGCTGCACCCTAATGCGTTAAGAAAAGGTACTTTAATATCTACCAAAAATGGGAAAGTTAAAATTGAAGATATAAAACTCGGCGATAAAGTTCTTACGCATGATGGATCTTATAGAAAAGTTTATGCTAAACAAACTGAGAATGTTAAATCAGGATTTAAAAGGGAGGTCAGGGTAATAAAACTCCCTACAGGTAAGACTATTTTTGCTACACCAGATCATCCTTTTCTTACGGATAAAGGGTGGATTAGTTGCAGGAATCTTACAATTGGGGATAATTTGGTTCAGGGTGTTGATAATATCGGGGTGCAAAACCTTAACCCTGCGCATATCGAAACGAAGGATATTGTAACCAAGTTTCGCGATGTTGATGTCGCGAGACATATCCTTGGTTTTGCTGTGACTTCCCGCCCCGTCACACTCGATAATAAGGTTACAACTGGGTATAAAGAAGTCACCTATGAAGCCACCGATCACATATTGGTGAACGAACTCAACATTAGCTGCTTTCAAAGCTTCAAATATAAGTTTCTCAGTAATAGGGACGCGATTTCTTTGACTCTCCGCAAAAGATTGCAGAGTTTTACGTCTAGTTTCGGGGTTGTTTTGAGGGTTATTGGTCAACATTCTATTGCTAGATGCTTTGAGCCTAGCATCAGTTTCTTTAGTGCGGCCAGTACTCCAAGAAGTTATAGCTCCAGATTTCTTAAGTTCTTTAAGATTTTTACTAGCAGCTTCACGTTGTGTTTGCCAGCCGCTAAAACCATATTTAATAGCGTTTTTTCTTATGGTATCATTAGACAAGCCATTTTCTCTTTCAAGCGCTCTAAGAGACTTTTTAGACATTTTATGTTCTTGGAGAAGTTCAAGGATTCTTTCTTTAGTAATAGCAAGTTTCATAGTTGTTGTGTTAAAATTGAAAGTATAGATATTATACTCGACGAAAGCCAGTATTACAACCTAAGTGTAGGAAAAAATGAGACTTACATTGCGGAGGATATTGTAACACATAATTGCAGATCACATATCGCGCCATATTTTAAGAAAGTGCCAGAGGTTAGTAAGACTGACTTAGGTAACAGACCACAAGAAACAGATTATCAACAATGGTTAAAACGACAGCCAAGGTCTGTGCAAGAACAAATCTTAGGTGTTAAACGTACTGAGTTACTAAGATCAGGTAAACTAACCATTGATAAATTTTACAGTAACAATAATGATCTATATACTTTGAAAGAGTTATCACGAAGGTATAAAGATATTTCGAGTTCAATCAACTAACGGAGAGGTAAAACAAATGAGTGAACAGAGTCAAAACACAGAGCAACAAACTCCTAATGTAAATATTGAAGAGTTACAGTCGCAAATAAATAGCTTAAAAGCGAATAAAGATGCCGCTTTAAGTGAAAAGAAAAAACTGGCGGAGCAAAATTCTCAACTGCAAGAACTCATTAATTCAGTAGGTGGGGCTGACGGTATACAACATTTAATTGAGTTGAAAAATAAAGCCAAAGATGAGAAACAGAAAGAGTTGTTAGCTCAGGGTAAAGTAGAGGAAGTTATTGCGCAAACAACTAATCAACTCAAAGCTCAATATGAATCACAGCTTAAAGCTCAAAAAGAGCAAATGAACGAGATAGCTAATAAATCTGAAGATTATAAAAACAAATACAGAGAGAAATTAGTCTTAGATAAAGTTCTATCAACTTCTAAGCGTTTAGAGTTAGCAGATACAGCGTATAAAGATATTGCGCTCCATGTCATGCATGATTTTAGTTTCGATGAGAATGATAACCCTGTGATTGTTGAAAATGGGTTGAAAAAAGTTAATGAGAAAGGCGACATCTATGGTATTGACGACTACATTAACGATAAACGCAAAGAATATAGTCATTGGAATAAGCCAGTGAATACAGGATTTACAAAAGGTGCTTTGCGCGGGGTGACAACTAACATTGATTATAGTGTTATGTCAAAGCAACAAATCATGCAAGAACGTATGGCTCGTAAATTCAAAAAATAAATATTTTACAAATTTAAATAACCACACTATAATGAATTTAGTTAAGCAAGTGCCTGTGGCGTGACAGTTCATTATAGTGATGTCGTTTCTGTGAAACTGCTGATAACGTAAGATTAAATAATTTTAAGTTATTGGGCAGTTTTATATAATTCTATCTGCCCTTAAACGTAACAACATAAGGGTAAATCAAAATGGCTAATGTTTTCCAAACAAGTGATGTTATCGCAGCTGATGCGGTAGCTGAGTTAATCGCTAACGTACAATCTTCTTTCTATTTCAATCGTGCAATTGAGAACAATTTCACTTCTGCACCCGCTAAAGGTACTAGCGTTCGCATTCGTTATGTTCCGGCTGGCGAAGCGAATGATTTGTTTACCGATATCAATGGTGTGATTACAGATAGTTCAGAAACTTATAAAGAGTTTCAAATCACCGAGCAACCGTACCAGTACCGCGAATTGAAGGCATGGGAAAAAACTTTAAGTGTTGATGATTTCACGCAGCAAGTTATCCGTCCTATGACTACGGCTATTGCTAAGAAGATGGATAAATTAGCAATGACAGAAGTTGATAATTGTGTATACGCATACCCAGCAGTAACCCCCGCTGCGTTACCTAGTTCTAAGTCTGATATGTTCAATGTTGGTACTATCTTGGACAACAATGAAGTTGAAGATGAGCGTGTAGCAATTGTCACACCTGAAGTATATAATGCAATCGCCAGTGAATTAACCCCAGTTAATGAGTCTGGTGACAGTAATGCTTTACGTCGTGGCGAAGTAGGTATGCTTGATAATACGTTGTTCGTTAAATCTACACGTTTTTCTGGCGCAACCTTTACAACAGGTGACGCAGCAACTGGCGTTGTTAACGGTGCTGTTGCCGTTGGTGCTACCAGTATCGTTTTAGATGGCATTGATGTAGCTTCAGGCACCATCAATGCAGGTGATACTTTAATTATCACTGATGCGTCAACTGGACGTGTACAACATCTTAAAGTGAGTGCTAATGCGACA